TGAAAATTCATATGGATCAATGTCTTAACGTCACGTACGACGTAACATATTTCCACCATGGTTCCCGGGGCCTGATCCACCCTAATGGACTATTTACGTACGTTTAACAACATCGTGGAGAGTCCATCTGAGCCGTGGGATACAGTTCCGTCCGGGTTGTCCTGGGGCGGGACCTCGCATGGGTTGTTCGAGCAAATGAATTAGGCGCCGCGCGTCACGATAAACTGGCCGGACTACCCCCATATTAATGGAAAAATGCAGGAAGGTGTGACCACAAACTCTCACCTGATGCTGTTTACGAGCCGTGGCGGCGGCGGAACGGACCCTCTAGGGGGCACCACCGTCTGTACTCAGTTATCTCCTTAACAGAGGTCCTAAACCAAGGTGCCGGATGGAGCACCCACTTATTGGTACTTGAGTTGAGCCTGGTTCACTGGTCATACCAAACACTGGCAGACGCCGTCTTCGGACACAGACGTCGGGTGGATCATAACTACAGTCAATACGATGCCTCTAAAACTGCATGGCAGAAGGAGTGGGTGGCAGCCTGCTGGACATAACATGTGCCACTTCTAATTCACACACCACTGGAGGAGGAGGTGGGTCCGCCGCAGTGCACGCACGTTCGAGAGCAGCCCCGCTCTCGGATGGTGTGTGGCACCGGCTGACCGCACCTACGACTAAGGCAGCGCTCGATGCAGTAAGGACCATCCGCTGGCCTGAGGGTAGCGATGCTCCGGCGATATCATCCCTTGACATCACTGGAGAGGATCTCAAGGTTGGACGAAAGATGAAAAGTCTTACTGCATCTGAAGCGACCGCCGTCATAGAGTCGTTCCAAATCCGCGTCTACATAGGAGACGCGTCCTCGATGAGTAGAGAAACTATCGAGATGAAAGACCCCGTCGTTCGCAGAACGGTGGGGCCCGAGATCACGGAGATCTCGGCCCGGCGACTCTTCGCCGAGGCGGCAGCCCACAACCAGACCGCCCGTTTCCGACTCAAGATAACGTACGATACGAACATCAACGTACTTGCTGGAGTCGTCTCGGCGATCAAGGGGGTTCGCATCATGCCCGCAAGGGCGCTGGAACTCTTCCAGCGTAACCAGAACGGGCTTGACGCGATCCGTGGAGTTGCGAAGCACGTCAAAGCGAAGATGACCCTGCTGCTTGATCCTATTACTGCCGCGAGGGATCCGAGATTCTCGGAGACGCAGAAACGGTACAAGCAGCAACTTCGAGCACTCAACCACGAGATCGAGCAAATCTCTCGCGAGCGTAACGCCAAGTTGCGCCAGCAGAGAGCGCTTATGGCTGAGCGTGATCAGGCTCTTGCCCGGCTCGACCCGAACTACACGCCTAAGACTGATACCGATGAGGCGTGGATGTCGGAGGTCCTAGGTCTCGGCGACGCTCCCGTCCTCGCTCTCGAGGATTCCGGGGAGCACGACGTCGACCTGGATTTTTGATGCGCCGGCAGGTAAAGATCGCGCTTGCCGAGGAGGAGGGGGTGGATGTAGACGACGTTGCTTCCGTAGTCTCATACATCTCCAGCAGTTCATCGATCAAGCGTGACTACCGCAGGCCGGCTGACATGCCCCCCATCACACTCGAGAGTGTTGCTGGTTCTGGCAAGTTGTACCCGATCAAGGCGGAGACTCGTTATAACATGAAAGGCATCCGCCCCATCGGTTTTTCCAAATTTTTCTCTTATCCGTATTCTCCACCGACGACGGAGAAGTCTCATTATTTTAAAGATTTTATTGCTGTGTACAATGGTATGTTCGAACCTCCGGTCGACCTTAACTTTTACGAGTTCAGGCCTCCCCACGAACGTGACCTGCTGATTCACCTTGGTGGCTACACCAAAAACAGTTCCGCCGAAAGTCCTGCACTCAAAGCATCTATGAGCCAAGCGCTGAAACGCTTGGCTCTTGATGAAGGGGGTGAGGGCGTTTGGGCTCGTAACTGGTTGGACCCCCGTTTACTCGGGCGTCTACAAGTGCCATCAAGTTCCAGTCCAGGGTTGCGATTCGCGAAGGCCGGGTACAAGACCAAAAGGGACGCACTACCAAAAGCGGTGTTACTCGCCAAGAGGGAACTCTCACGAATCCTGAATGGCATCCTTCCTGACCGCGTTCCATGTAAGTTAGCCGGACGAGGCAAACTAGTGGATATCACCAGTGAAGGGAAAGGCAAGGAGGGCCGACTCATCATGGTTCCGTGCATTGTACGGCACCTGCTTGGGTCCCTTGCATCCAAGCATTACGCTGCCTGTCTCAAGAACAAGAGACGCGAAAAAGGCGGTTCGATGCTTGGTTTAGGACCAACCGGTGGATCATGGATCAAGTTTGGGAAGGACGTCAAGGGCGTGGAGGGATCGCTCTACATGATGATCGACTTTTCCGGCTTCGACCAGTCATTGCCAAGGTGGCTAATCCGAGAGGCATTCGAATACGTGAAGTCCAGGTTCAGTGATGAACCTGGGTCTAACACTTACTGGACCAACGAGTACAGAGAGTTAGTAGATTCCGTGTTTGCATTGCCCGACGGTGCAGTCTTCCAGAAGAAGCGAGGCGTTACAAGTGGTGACCCCTGGACTTCGATCATTGGTTGCGTGTGCAACTATATCATACTGAGGTCGGTGATGAGCCGCCTTGGTTACGATCCGAAGATCTGGGTGTTTGGTGACGACTCAATCATCCGATTCGACGACGCAGCACCTAGTTTACTCCAGGTGACGATCACTGCGAAGTCGATGTATGGAGTGACTGTCCACGATCGGAAGTCACACGTGACGCGCAATTTCCACTCTACCCCGGGTAAGTGCGATGGAGCAAACTTCTTGTCCCTCTATTGGGACGAGGAGTTCCTCCCTTTCTCTAAGCCCGATAGTACTTGGAAACACCTGCTCTATCCCGAGGTTAATCAGAATAATGATCCTGGCTGGGAGTACGTTCGGGCAATTGCGTATTACATCCTTACCTTCAACGACAAGAAGACTAACGCGATGGTTGAGGAGTACTTTCACTATCTTCAACGTTTCACGACTGGTCCAAGTTACGAAGACTTCGACCTCTGGCGTCTACTTGATGGAACCGACTTGAACGCTCGGGACCTCAGGTTCGACGTCTTCACCACTCTCCCGAGCGTAGTGCAAATGTCCTATTTGTACTACCACGGCGGATGGGGACCTCACAGAAGGGGATATCGACTCGGGCCTGTCGATGACCTTCTGGACGTCCATGTTCGTCGAGGTAGGCTTCTAAGGATACCGGAAGCACTATCAACGCGCGGGTCCACCCAGTTCAGCGCCTCCAGTCCGGTTCCGACTTTACCGTCATTACCACCCTCGCTACCGTCGTTACCGCCGGCATCGGGCTGTGATAGCCTGCCATCCTCTATCGCTTCTTCAGAGGTTGGCAGTGAGGCGGGGGATGTTCAGTCGCCTCCCCCCTCTCCCCAGCGGAGGTCTCATTCTCTGGGCGTCTTCCGGTAGCGCCTGTTTCGCAGTTTTCTCGTCCTTTTGATTTTATTGTTAGTTCTATTTATTGCACGTCGGGTTCGAGTAGGCCGTCCTTCCATTCGGGTGGGATGCGTCGTGCTCTTCCGAATCCGGGAAACCGGATTAATCCACAAATCTTCTTGCATGTATTAGCAGCCCGTTAGTGATCCACGGGGGCCCTGAGTTGACGGTGTCGTCTTCCAATATACATGCTTGTTAGTGAGCGACGGATCGCTTTCACCGCGTAGTTACGACCGCTGTGTGACTTGATCACCATGCAGCAATCGTAAATTCGGGCTCTGATAGATTCTCGAACCGCAGCCAACAAGCCGTTTACTCCGTGCACCAATTCCCGACACCCACGCGTTGAGCGTGAACCCCCTACCCTATCTCTCTCTCCCCCCTCTTGTTCCCTGAAGCATTTCGGAAATGCGCCATTACTACACAATGGAGAATCGGTTCGACTCCGG